GTCTGCATCGCCGTGCCCCCACATTGAAAGGAGCCCATCGTGGCCAAGTATTCGACCAAAGCCATCACCGGCGTTCGCCCGGTCCCCCAGCCCGACGATGCCGACCTGTGCGTTGTCCCGGTGGACGTGGAATTCCCCACCGCCGCTTATGTGGCGAACGACATCCACGAAGTTGTCGACCTGCCCATCGGCGTGAAGTGCCTGGACTTCGACTTCATCTTCCCGGACATCGACACCAACGGCTCGCCGACCTTCGCGTTCACCTTCGGTGAGCTCAACGCCGACAGCACCGACATCGCCACGGCCTATGTCACCGGCGTGACCGCAGGCCAGTCGACCACCGTGGTGCGCAATACCACCTCGGTGGCAGCGCAGCGCCCGGCCACTGCCGTGCGGCGCCTGGGCATGAAGATCACCACCGCTGCAGCCACCTATGGCGGCGCCAGCGCGATTGGCCAGATCGTCGTGCACCTGCGCGGCTGAACCCTCTCCTTGGTGGACCTTTGGGCAGGGCTTGTGGCTCTGCCCGTTTTTGAAGGCAGAGCAGCATGACGACCAAGACCGTACACGCCTACCGGCGTACCGCGCCCATCACCGTTGACCTGTTCGGCGTGAACGTGAAATTCACGCTGAACGCCGATGGCCTGGTGGTGGCCGATGTGGCCGAGGGCCCCGGCCTGGACCGCCTGCTGGACATCCCCGAGGCCTACCGGCTGCTGGGCGATGCACCGGCCCCCGTGCTGCCCGCCGATGACGAGGACGACCCCGACCTGGGATCGCCCTACCTGATCACCGATGGCGACGAAACCATCGACCTGCGCACCCTCGACGAGGCCGCCCTGCGCGCCTTCGCACTGGAAAACGAGATCGACATCCCGGGCACGGTGAAGAAGGTGGAAACCATCCGCGACCGCATCGTGGCCGCCCTGAACTCCGTCAACTGAGAACACCATGGCTGGCACCATCCTTGTCAAAGACGCCATGTGGCGCATCAGTGGCCTGCTGCAGGACGTGAGCCCGCAGTTCACCCGCTGGCCCGAGCTCGAGCTGGTGAACTGGCTCAACGATGCGCACCTCGCCATCACCAAGTTCCTGCCCGCGGCATCGTCGCGGGTGGACGCGATCAAGCTCAAGCCAGGCACCCGGCAGAGCATCGAAACCATCCTGGCGGCCGACTGCAAGCCGGGTGACGGCAGCAGCCCCAGCGCCGCGATCATCGGCACCCAGGTGCTGGACGTGATCCGCAACATGGGCGCCGATGGCCTGAGCGCTGGCAACTCGATCCGCCTGGTGGAGCGCGAGGTGCTGGACAGCCAGAAACCCGGCTGGCACGGCATCACCGGCACGGCGGTGTCGCAGTTCATGTTCGACCCGCGCATGCCGCGCTACTTCTACGTCACGCCGGGTGTGCCCGCATCGCCTGCCGTGTGGGCAGAGCTGGCCTACACCGCGCAGCCGATCCCGATCCCGAACACGGGCACCCCGGGCAGCGAGCTCTACCTGGTGAGCGGCAGCAACACCACCAAGATCAGCGTGGCCGACGAGCACATCGACGACCTGGTGAACTATGTGTGCGCCCGGGCCTACATGAAGAATGCCCAGTTCGCCGGCAACGACAACAAGGCTGGCCAGTTCGTCGCCCAGTTCACGTCAAGCCTGAACGCGAAGGTGGTGGCCCTGACCGGCAACAACCCGAACCTGCAGCGCCTGCCGCTGGCGCCTGAGCCCATCGCCCAGGCCTCCTGAGCATGGCTGTCGCACTGAGCGCCTTCCTGCCGTTCATCCTGCCGCAGTGCGCCAACTGCCCGGATGTGACGGCAGAGCACAACGTGCTGCAGGCCGTGATCGAGCTCTGCAAGAAGTCGCTGGTGTGGCGGGAGTTTCAGACCGCCCAGACCACCCAGGCCAGCGTCACCAACTACCCCTACACCCCGGCGGCCGGGCAGGTGGTGCACAAGCTGCTGGGCGTGAAGCTGGCGGGCAGCCTGATCGAGGCCGTTGACGCAGCCCGCGGCCAAGCCTTCGATGACAGCAGCGAGCTGCGGCCCTATGCCTATGGCCTGGTGAGCAGCTACGAACTGCGCCCGGCGCAGACCGCCGGCATCACGGTGCAGACCTACGCCGCGGTGCACCCCTCGCAGGCCGCCACCACGGTGCCCGACTGGATGCTCGACAAGTACGCCGAGCAGATCGCCACCGGCGCGCTGTACCGCCTGCATGGGCACATCGGCCGCGACTATGCCCAGCCTGCCATGGTGGCCGGTGAGCTCGCCCTGTGGAACGGCGCCATCGACGACATCCGCATCGAGGCCTTCAAAGCGCACGCGCGCAGCTTCCCGCGGGTGCGCGCTTCCTGGTTCTGAGCCATGACCGAGCCGATTCGCCTGGGTCCGTTCAAGGGGGCGAATCTCACCCTTGAGCCCAAATTGCTTCCCGCCGATGTGGGCGTGAGCAGCACCAACCACAACCCGGTGCGGGGCGACCTGCGGCCCTGGACCACGCCATCGACCGTGGCCACCATCCCCAGCGGCCGCAAGACCATCTACCGCTTCGGCCGGGACTCCAACGTGGAGGGCCAGTATTGGTTCAGCTGGACCACCATCGTGCACGCGGTGCGGGCCTTCATCGCTGACGACACCACCGAGCGCACCTACTTCACGGGCAGCGGCGCCCCCAAGGTGGCCGACAACACCATCAGCCTCGCCAGCGCGCCATACCCGACCGCCGCGCGCGACCTGGGCGTGCCCGTGCCCACGACCGCGCCGACCCTGTTCCAGCAAACCGCAGGCACTGGCACGGACGAAACCCGGTTCTACGTCTACGTCTGGGTGACCGACCGCGGCGAGGTGAGCGCGCCCAGCCCGGTGAGCGGCGCCATCGTGTGCAAGCCCGGCGCCATCATCGACATCGCCAGCTTTTCCTCGGTGCCCGGCGGCAACCACGGCATCAACCGCATCTGGATCTACCGCACGGTGGCCAGCGAGGGCGGTGCGGACTTCTACTTCCTGCGCGAGATCACCTCGGCCACCACGGTGACCCAGGACGATGGCCGCCAGCCGGGTTCTGACGTGCTGCAGTCCAACGGCCCGAGCGGCACCACCGGCCGGGTGTGGCTGCCCCCGCCCAGCGACCTCAAGGGACTGGTGGGCATGTGGAACGGGATGATGGCCGGCATCAGCGGCCGATCGGTTCGCATCTGCGAGCCCTACCGCTTCTACGCCTGGCCGGCGGTCTACGAAACCCTGCCCGAGGACACCCCGGTGGCCCTGGCGGTGTTCCAGAAGAACCTGGTGATCCTGACCACCGGCCGGCCCCTGGTGGGCACTGGCAGCGCCCCCGAGGCCTTCGATGCACCCCCGGTGGAGCTGATCGCCCCGTGCGTGTCGGTGCAGTCGGTGGCCGCCCTGGACCATGGCGTGGTCTGGGCCAGCGCGGACGGCCTGGCCTATGTCGGCAGCAAGGGTGTGCCACGCCTGCTGACCGAGGGCATCCTGCAGCGCCAGGACTGGCAGGCCCTGAACCCGTCGACCATGGTGGGCGCCAACTACCTGGGCTGGTACATCGCCTTCTACCAGGTGGACGGTGCGTGGAAAGGCTTCGCCATCGACCCGGTGAACCCCCAGGGCATCTACTTCCTCGACCCGGGCTACAGCGCGGTGTATGCCGACCCGCTGCAGAAGGCCCTCTACGTGCTGGACGGCACCAGTGTGAAGAAGTGGGACGCCGGCGGTGTACCGCTGACGGTGACCCACAAGACCAAGGTGTTCCGCACCCCCGCGCCGGTGAACTTCGGCGCCATGGAGCTGGTGGCCAGCAGCTACCCCTGGACGGTGAAGATCTGGGCCGATGGCACCCAGCGGGTGAACCGCAGCATCACCAGCCGGGCGCCCTTCATGTTGCCTTCGGGCTTCCTGGCCGACGAGTGGCAGATCGAGTTGTCGGGCCAGGGTGCGCTGCAAGGCGCCGTGATGGCTGAAAGCATCGCCGAACTGAGGCCGCTGTGAGCGAACGGCGCCTCAAGGACATCCCCAAGCTCGACCGGGACGGCAAGAACCTGCCGGCGGTGCTGGAAGCACTGGCCGAGGTGGCTCAGACCTTCCGCGGCTACCGGGGCGACCCCCTGGACATGGCCGTGACCTACCGCGACCTGGACGATCAATCGGCGCTGCGCCTGAACGCCGTGCGGGGCAACGGCCGGCCGCCAGGCACCATCTTTCTGCCCGGCCCGGCGGTGGACACCGGGTTTGACCGCACTCCGCCGCCCACGCCGACCGGCCTCGAGGTGGCCGCGGCGATCACCAACCTGATCATCAGCACCGACGACCCTGTTTTCACGCAGGGCGGCG